AAAATGTTTACAGATAAAGTGGTACCTATATCAATTAATTACCCCTTCTTCTTTAAACCTATACAGGATGGTATGGATCGTCCTAAATCTGAGTTGGCATATAGAGTACCTTCTACTAAGTTTACTCGTAAGAAAATACAGAGTAATGAGAAGCTAGAGGAGCTCGCTGGTCTTGATACAACGATAGACTGGAAGAATACAGGTGACAACAGTTATGACGGTGAAAAGCTAAACCTGTTAGTACATGATGAGAGTGGCAAGTGGGAGAGACCTGACAACATACTAAACAACTGGCGAGTAACAAAAACTTGCTTAAGACTTGGAAGTAGAATCGTAGGGAAATGCCTTATGGGATCTACTTCAAATGCGTTAGATAAAGGAGGTAGTAATTTTAAAAAGTTATATAATGACTCAGATGTTTCTAGGAGAAACCGCAATGGACAAACAAAGTCTGGCCTGTATTCTCTCTTTATCCCTATGGAATGGAACTATGAAGGATTTATTGACGAATTCGGATTTCCAGTCTTTGATAATCCATGTGATGGAGAACGACTGGGACCAGACGGTGAACTAATAGATATAGGTGTTGTAGACAGTTGGGAGAATGAAGTTGATGGTCTTAAGGAAGATCAAGACGCTTTAAATGAATTTTACCGGCAGTTTCCTAGAACTACGGAACACGCCTTCAGAGATGAGAGCAAAAGCAGTATCTTTAACCTAATGAAGATATATGAGCAAATAGACTACAACGAAGGAAGTAGACATGCTGCTCACACCACGACTGGTAGTTTTGGTTGGGTTAATGGAATTAAAGATTCAAAGGTGATATTTCACCCAGATCCAGGAGGTAGATTTAAAGTAAGCTGGGTACCACCAGCGCACTTGCAGAATAAACAAATAACAAAGAATGGTATTAAGTTCCCAGGCAATGATCATATTGGCGCGTTCGGCTGTGACAGTTATGATATTAGCGGTACTGTTGATGGCAAAGGGTCGAAAGGCGCGCTCCATGGATTAACAAAGTTTTCTATGGAAGATGCTCCTTCGAGCACGTTTTTCTTAGAGTATATAGCAAGACCACAAACCGCAGAGATATTTTTTGAAGACATGCTTATGGCGCTTGTGTTTTACGGAATGCCTATACTAGCAGAGAACAATAAACCAAGACTACTATACTATCTACGCCGAAGAGGTTATAGAGGCTATAGTATGAACAGACCAGATAAAACTTGGAAGAAATTATCAGTTGCCGAAAGAGAGGTGGGTGGTATACCAAACTCAAGCGAAGATATTAAACAAGCCCATGCCGCTGCTATTGAGATGTACATACAAGAACATGTAGGTCATTTAGGCGAAGGCAATTACGGAACAGTATACTTTAACGAGTTGCTTAACGAATGGGCTAGGTTTGATATAAACAAGAGAACTAAGCATGATGCTTCTATAAGCTCAGGCTTAGCCATCATGGCTTGTAACAGACACCTTTATGCACCCAACGCCAAAGTTGAAGTCCAACCTTTAGACTTAAGTATATCAAAATATAACAATAGGGGGTTTAACTCCCAGATAATTAAATAAGCATGGCTGAGTCAGTATATGTAAACTTTCCTTCTCAAGCGGTTCCTGACCTAGAGAAAATGAGTGCCGAGTATGGCCTCAAAGTGGCGCAAGCTATAGAGCAGGAGTGGTTTAAAGATTCACATAGCAATAGATATAACGTAACGCAACAAAAGTTCCATAACTTAAGGTTGTATGCTCGCGGTGAGCAATCCATACAAAAATACAAAGATGAGTTATCTATAAATGGTGATTTATCTTATCTTAATTTAGACTGGAAACCGGTACCTATTATACCTAAGTTCGTGGACATTGTGGTTAACGGTATGGCTGAAAGGATGTTTAATATCAAAGCTCACTCTCAAGATCAGTATGGTGTAAGCAAGAGGACAGAGTACATGGAGTCAGTGATGAGAGACATGGAGGCTAAAGAGTTTAATGATCAATCCGCTAAACTATTTAACATAAATCTTTACGAGAATAAAAAAGAAGATTTACCAGAGACTGATGAAGAGTTAGACTTACATATGCAGCTCAACTACAAGCAGGCGGTTGAGATAGCGGAAGAGCAAGCTATAAATGTATTATTGAAAGGGAATAGGTACGATTTAACTAGACGTCGTCTTTTGTACGATCTAACTGTACTAGGTATTGGTTGTGTTAAAACAGGTTTTAATTGGAGTGATGGGGCTACTGTTGAGTATGTTGACCCAGCTAACATTGTATACTCATACACAGATTCACCTTACTTTGAAGACATATACTATATTGGAGAGGTTAAAACTATTCCAATTAACGAACTAGCTAGAGAGTTTGATCACTTAACTGAGTCTGACCTAAAGGACATACACTCTAATTCTGGCCAAAGAAACACACGTGGCAGAAGGGTAAATGAAACAGATAAAAACAAAGTCCAAGTCTTATACTTTAACTATAGAACATACACCAATGACGTGTATAAATTAAAGGAGACCGCAGCTGGTGGATACAAGGCTATAGAAAAGACAGATGCGTTTAATCCACCTGAAAACAAAGAAGGTGGATATTCAAAACTACAAAGATCTGTAGAATGTATTTTTGAAGGTGCAATGGTTCTTGGAACAGACAAACTTATCAAGTGGCAGAAGGCCGAGAATATGATGCGCACTAAAAGTGATTTTAACAAAGTTAAAATGAACTACTCTTTAGTTGCGCCAAGAATGTACGAGGGTAGAATAGAGTCTATAGTTAGTAGAATTACTGGGTTTGCAGATACAATTCAACTCACACATTTAAAGTTGCAGCAAGTTTTATCTCGCATGGTACCAGATGGGGTGTATCTTGACGCTGATGGGCTTGCTGAAATAGATTTAGGTAATGGAACAAATTACAATCCACAGGAGGCATTAAACATGTTCTTTCAAACGGGTTCTGTTATAGGCCGAAGCATAACATCAGAAGGAGACCCAAATCCAGGTAAGGTTCCTATTCAGCAAATATCAAACGGTGCAGGTCAAAATAAAATGGGTAGTCTAATACAGACTTACAACTACTATCTTCAAATGATCCGTGATGTAACAGGTTTAAACGAAGCTAGAGACGGTAGTATGCCTGATCCCAAATCGCTAGTAGGTGTCCAGAAGCTTGCTGCGGCTAATTCTAACGTAGCCACTAGGCACATCTTGCTTTCGTCAATGTTCTTAACGTCCGAGGTTGCAGAGGCTTTGTCTTTACGTATATCAGATATTCTAGAGTACTCTCCAACGGCTGACGCGTTCGTGCAGTCTATAGGCGCTCATAACGTAGCTACACTAAAAGAAATGTCTGAACTACACCTATATGACTTTGGTATATTTATAGAACTAGAGCCAGACGAAGAAGAGAAGCAGATGCTAGAGAACAATATCCAAACAGCTTTAGCTCAGCAACTCATAGATCTAGACGACGCTATAGATATTAGGGAGGTGCGAAACGTTAAACTCGCAAATCAATTGCTAAAGATAAAACGCAAGAAGAAACAAGAACGTGACCAGCAAATCCAACAGCAAAACATTCAAGCGCAAGCACAGGCAAATGCGCAAACTCAACAAGCCGCAGCTCAGTCTGAGATACAAAAAAATCAGGCAAAAGCTCAAGCGGACGCACAATTAGAGCAGATGAAAGCTCAAAGCAAGTTAACGCACTTGCAAGAAGAGGTTAAATTAAAGAAAGAGCTAATGCAGTTTGAATTTGATCTTAACACTTCTTTACGTGACCAAGAAAGAGCGTCTACAGAAAAGATAGAGGGCATGAAAGAGCAAGGTAAAGATAAACGAGAAAATGTCAAAGCGAGTGCTAAAAAGTTTGAGTCTTCAGGTAATGATATACTAGGAGGCGGAATGGGTTTAGATAAGTTTACCCCACAAATTGGTAATTAATTATATAATATATTATGGAAGAAGTTAAAAATGAAGAGGTGACCGAAGAGGTTATCCAAGAAACCCCTCAGGTAGAGGTTGTAGAAGAGCAAGCTCCAGAGCTTGATCTAGAAAAATTTGAAAGCAAGGATGACCCAGATATCCTTAAAGTAGACTTAAGTAAACCAGTAGAAACAGTAGATGAAAACCAAGTTGATCTCGAAGAAGCAATTGAAGAGGTTACACAAGAAGAGGTCGTTGATGTTGAAGCGCCCGCACTTGAGGAAGTAACAGAAGAAGAAGAAATAACTGAAGAGGAAGTTATTGAAGCTTTAGACGCTAACGAAGAGACTGGTAAAGCAATACCTGAGAATGTCCAAAAGCTAATGGACTTTATGGATGAAACAGGTGGTGATCTTCAAGATTACGTAAACTTAAACAGAGACGTCAAGGGACTTGACAACCAAGAGGCTCTGCTTGAATACTACAAGAGAACTAAACCTCATTTAGACTCGGAAGAGATTAACTTCCTTATGGAGGATAATTTCTCATTTGACGAGGAAGTAGATGACGAAAGAGATATTAAACGTAAAAAATTGGCCCTTAAAGAGCAAGTTGCCGAGGCCAAGACCTACTTAGACGGGCAAAAGTCTAAATACTACGAAGACATTAAAGCTGGAAGCAAGCTCACGGCTGAGCAGCAGAAAGCGGTAAATTTCTTTGACAGATACAATAAAGAGTCAGAGCAGACGCAAAAAATAGCTCAACAACAGAAGTCTAGATTTAACAAGAAGACCGAGCAGGTTTTCAATGACAAGTTCAAAGGTTTTGAATATGAAGTCGGAGATAAAAAATTTAGGTATAATGTTAAAGACGCGAGCCAAGTAAAGGAAACACAGAGCGACATAAACAACTTTGTCAAAAAGTTTTTGAACGAAGATAACACTATGTCAGACGCTAAAGGTTACCACAAGAGCTTGTACACAGCTATGAATGCAGACGCAGTTGCTAGCCACTTTTACGAACAAGGCCGAGCAGACGCACTGAAAGACAGTGTTGCAAAAGCTAAAAACATAAACACTACAGCTAGATCCACTCAAGGTGAAGTGCAAGGTGGAATGAAAGTAAGGGTACTAGGTGATGATTCTGCCTCTTTTAAGTTCAAATTAAAAAACAAAAAATAACAATTTAAAGAAAAACAATTATGGCTATTACAGCAGGAGGTTCGTTAAACTCAGTTGCCGCTTCGCAGCAGCAGACTTTAGCGTCAAATTACATAGATTTTACAAGCGACGCAACTAAAGGTTGGGCGCAACAATATTTACCAGACCTTATGGAGAAAGAGGCTGAGGTGTTCGGACAGCGAACTATTTCAGGATTTCTCGCTCAAGTAGGGGCTGAAGAGGCAATGCAATCTGATCAGGTTGTATGGTCTGAGCAATCTCGCTTACACCTATCGTACGTAGGAACAGTAGTTCCAGCTGGTGATACAAACGGTACGTTTGAAGTAACAACCGACATTGACGGAAACACTTTGACTAGTACTCACGGTATTCGTGTTAACGATATCGTTGTTATTGCTCAAGCAGGTTTAGTAGTTAAAGCTTTAGTTGTAGAGACGCCGGAATCGGCTGTCGTTACAGTTGAGCCTTATGCTACAGCTGCTCTAAGTACTTTAAGCGCCGGCACAGCAACTTTGCTAGTCATTGGTTCTGAGTACGGAAAAGGCCAGAGCTACAGTGATAACACTGGTACTCACAGCGCTGAGAGACGTACTGCTTTAACACCAACGTTTAAGTCGTACACTAACAAGCCAATTATCATGAAGGATTACTACGAGATCTCTGGATCTGATGCTTCTGCTATTGGTTGGGTTGAAGTTTCAGGTGAAGAAGGACAGAATGGTTACTTATGGTATCTAAAAGCTGAGGGCGATACTCGTGCTCGTTTTGGTGATTACTTAGAGATGGCTATGCTTGAGTCTGAAAAGACAGCGGCTAACTCTGCTATTGGTTTTGGTGATAAGCAGATCCGTGGAGCTGCTGATGGAGGTGCAGGTTCTGCTGGTACTGAAGGTTTATTCGCGGCTATTGAGTCTCGTGGAAACGTAACATCTGGTGTAACTGGAGTTAACGCTGCTACTGACTTAGCTGAGTTTGATGCTATTCTAGCAGAGTTTGACAAGCAAGGTGCTATTGAAGAGAACATGATGTTTATCAACCGTGCTACATCGCTAGCTATGGACGACATGCTTGCTTCTATGAATTCTTACGGTGCTGGAGGTACTTCTTATGGAGTATTCGAGAACGACGAGGATATGGCTCTTAACTTAGGGTTCTCTGGATTCCGTCGTGGATCTTACGATTTCTACAAGTCAGACATGCGTTACTTGAATGACAAGGCAACTCGTGGAGGTATTAACGACCGTGCTGGTAGTGCTGCTATCCGTGGAGTTATTATTCCAGCTGGTACATCAAATGTGTACGATCAGGCATTGGGTAAAAACCTTAAGCGTCCTTTCCTACATGTTCGTTATAGAGCTTCTAAGACAGACAATCGCAAGATGAAAACTTGGGTTACTGGTTCTGTCGGAGCTCAAACATCAGCGCTTGATGCGATGCAGATTCACTACTTATCTGAGCGTTGTCTAGTGACACAAGGTGCAAACAACTTCATGTTGATGAAGTAAGATTATATATTTGGTGAAACTACCCTGCCTTCGGGTGGGGTAGTTTTATATTAATTTTTTATTATATTATATTATGGCTAAAAAGCAAACAAAAAAAGTAGAGGTTCAAGAACCCTACGTAGAAGAGACTGTTATGGTTGAAGAGACTCCCAAAGAGATTTATGTGGAACCTAAACCAAGACGAGTTGAAAAAGAAAATAAGGTATTAAATGATGGATGGGAGTTGAAGGATAGGATATACAGACTTAAAGGTAGTTATAAGCCTTTGTCTCGATCTGTCAGAGCAGCAAACATTCATTACTTTGACGAAGAAAAAGGGTACGAAAGAGAGATGAAATATTGCTCTAATCAACGTACGGTATTCGTGGATGAAATGAAAGGCGATCAAAGACTTGAGCATATCGTTTTTAGATCTGGAATACTTGTTGTAGAAAAAGAAAAAGTTATACTACAAAAACTTCTTTCTTTGTACCATCCAGATAGAAACGTAATGTTCTACGAAGAGAGACCAGTAGCTCAAGCCGCTAATCAGATTGAGTGGTTAGAGATGGAGATTGATGCTCTTAACGCTGCTAAAGATCTAGATATTGACATGGCAGAGGCTGTCATGAGAGTTGAGATTGGTTCTAAGGTATCAGAGATGAGTTCTAAGGAGCTTAAGCGAGATTTATTACTATACGCTAAGAGAAATCCTCAACTGTTCTTAGAGCTTGTTAATGACGACAACGTGATACTTAGGAACTTTGGCATCAAAGCTACAGAGATGGGGGTTATTAAACTATCCTCTGATCAAAGAACGTTTTCATGGGGGACTAATGACAGAAAGTTAATGACTGTACCTTTTGATGAACATCCGTATTCAGCTTTAGCCGCTTGGTTTAAGACTGACGAAGGAATGGAGATATACTCCAATATAGAAAAACGATTAAATTAATAATCAATGGTGATGCAACTGCCCTTCGGGGTGGTTGCAAAACTACAAAAAAAGAATTATGGCAATAAGTATAGACACAATATATCAGAGAGTATTAACCCTTGCCAACAAAGAGCAACGCGGTTATATTACTCCACAAGAGTTTAACTTATTGGCAAACCAGGCTCAAATGCAGATATTTGAGTCTTATTTTTATTCAAAAAACCAAAGGGACAGAACAGAGGACGCTAGACCCAACGAAGTAGATGAAACTGATATATCAGAACTTTTAAGCGCTAAGCTTGAACCATTTAGATTAATAGGTGCGGTTACAAATGGAGACACATTTCTTACCTCAATAGGTATTAGCTCTATTGATAGACCAGTGTTTCAAGTGGGTAGAGTTTTTTTAGGCAACGATGTTTGTATAAAGCTATCTCTAAACGAGGTTAGTAAAATACTTAGATCTAAGCGGCATCTACTTACTAAAACCGGTCAGTTTCCTATATACTGCGATAGCACAACGGTGGGTAAGGATATACAAGCTTACGCAGGTAGTGCAACTGCCCTTACTAGTCTTACAGCAGAGTATTTTGGTACGCCACGAAAAGCGGAGTGGGCGTATGTAGTTGTGGGTGATAGTAAAAAAGCTTTGTACAATGCTAACGCTGCTGTTGATTTTGAGCTGCATAGATCAGAGGAAGACACTTTAGTTAATAAAATATTAGAGATGGCCGGTATTGTTATTAACAAACCTGGACTTGCTCAACTCGCTGCTCAAAGAGACGCTGCTGAAGGTTCAATACAGAAAATATAAATAAATGGGAATAGTAAGACAAGCCGCGCGAGCGTACTACGGAACAAACGGAGAGCATGGTAGCTACCAATACATACCCTTAGATGAAGTAATAGACTCGTTCAATGCTACTTATGTAGGTAAAGACAAGATATGTGAGGGTATTTCTTTTAATGACATAACGTTTCATGCTATTAGAGGTTTACAGGAGCTGAGTTACGATACACTTAAATCTACAAAAGATTGGGAAGTAGTCATACCATCTACCTTGGTTTTAGTAATGCCCCTAGATTACATTAATTACGTGAAGCTATCTTGGAGCGATAGCGATGGTATTGAAAGAATTATATATCCCACTAGTAAAACATCTAATCCAAACAACGTAGCCACAAGCGACAATCCACTTGTTCAAGACTGGGGAGGCTGGGACACCGGCAACTCGCTAGAAACAACAACTGATTTAATTGAATCTGAATCATCAGACACAAACGCTAATTACAAAGCAAACGCTGCTTCTGATATTGGCTCCGTAGATGCGGATAACATGGATGATGAGTTTGGTAACCTAGTAGGCGGTAGATACGGCATTGATCCTCAACATGCTCAAGCAAACGGGTCTTTTTTTATAGATGAAAGTGCAGGTAAATTTCATTTTAGCTCTAACATTGCGGGGAAAACAGTGATCTTAAGATACATAAGTGATGGTATAGCAGCTACGAGTAGTACGGACCAGTCTATTGATCTTACTAAAAGCATGGTGCCAAAACTAGCTGAGGAGGCTTTATATAAGCATATTCTATATGGAGTACTACTAGCTAGAAAAAACACACCAGGTGGGCTACTAGGTCAACTAAAAAAAGAAAGATATGCTGAGACTAGAAAAGCTAAGCTTAGGTTATCTAACATTAAAATAGAGGAACTTACACAAGTTCTTAGAGGTGGATCTAAAATGATTAAACACTAAAGCATGCCCGAAATAAAAAACGTTTTCTCTAAAGCCTTAATGAACAAGGACATGGACGAGCGCCTTGTCCCTGCCGGTCAGTATAGAGATGCTTTAAATATTGAGATAGCAACTTCGGACGGATCTAACGTTGGAGCTGTGCAAACTGTGTCTGGCAATACTAAATACTCGAAAATGCTATCTAGCGCTGGGGTATACGATGTAGCTGCCAATAGCACTTGTGTAGCATCTATCGCAGACGCGAGTAAAGATAAGCTTTACTACTTTGTACATTCAGGAAAACTTTCAACAGACGGCAGCTTTAATGATACGTGTAAAGATTATATACTAGAGTACGATACTTTAAACGAAACTCATAGATATGTTTTTGTTGACATATATAAAGTTAAAACGACTATAGATGGGGCTACCACTGGTAACGTTGTCACTGTTGATTTAGGCTACAACAACGCCACTGACATAACTGGTATAAGGAGAGGTATGTTGGTAACGGGTACGTTCACTAATGACACTGGCGGAGATTTCGTCTCCCCTGGAGGTGCTACTATAGCAGATGGAAGCACATACACTGTTACCGAATCGCACAACGTTAGCATTGACATATTGGGTTACGAGAGTAACAAAAGAAAATATACGCTTAGCCACACCCTCCCTGTCGCAGATGGTGAGACTATTACATTTGTAGCGCCTAGGGTGCTAGGTTTTTCTAAACACAATATTATCACCGGTATAAATATATTAGATGATTCTATATATTGGACGGACAACTATGGTGAGCCAAAAAAGATAAACATACGAAGATGTATAGCTGGTACAGGGGGTACAATTGATCTTTACGCGGCACCAAACGAAACAAACACGTTTGAGGGCGACACCCCGTATTTTCACACTAGATTAACGGTGAGTGAAAATATTGCTGCTGATAAACTAAAAACAGTTTATGGCACATGGATACCTGGTTTTGATGTTAAGGCCCCTGTGTATGTAGATGAGAGCCATATTACGGTTATAAAAAAAGCTCCTACGCAGCCTCTAGATCTAGAAATGAGTCGAAAATCATCGCCTAGGGTTAATGACGCTGGGGTTGAAAATCTTCCATACGCGGCTATTACTTCCGCGACTCTTACTGAGGGTCAAAATGCAATAACTCTTAACGCTCTAAGGGACTTCCGAGTGGGTGACGTGTTGCTTTTTGTTAATCAAGAGAACACAACCCTTGCAACTAGCTTTACTAATTCTGATGCTAGAGGTATAGTTACTCAATCAAATGCAGATGTTAATAACCTAGTAAGCAGCATAGTTGTAGACATGCAGTCTATATCTGCAAACATAATAGATGCAACCAACGACTACTACGTCAGACTTGAAGACTCAGATCCTTTGTTTGAGTTTAAACTACCTAGATTTTCATACAGGTATAAATACGAAGATGGAGAATACTCTACCTTTGCTCCTTTCTCGCGTATAGCTTTTTTACCAGCAAATTACGAATATCTACCTAAGAAGGGGTATAACTTTGGTATGGTTAACCAAATTAGAGGTTTAAAGCTAAAGCAATACCACAGTAACAAATGGGCGATACCTCAAGACGTAGTAGAAATAGATCTTTTATATAAAGAAACAAACAACCCAACCGTATATACAGTAAAAACAATAAAGCCTGGCGATGCCGGTGCCGCTTTGTTGTGGCCTACGCCTGACGACACGGGGGTTGAAGGGAATAAAAGAGGTGAGTATAAGCTTACTACAGATATGGTCCATGCGGTAGTTCCTTCTAACCAGCTTCTTAGACCTTGGGATAACGTACCTAGAAAAGCTTTAGCCCAAGAGATTAGCGCTAATAGACTTATATACGGTAATTATCTTCAAAACTACACTGTGCTAAAAGATCCTATCATATCAGTGGGGTTAGTGAGTAGCGGGTTGGGAGTTGAGCCAGCTTTGCCTTCCGTTAAATCTTTACGCACATACCAAATGGGTGTTGTGTTTAGTGATGGGTATGGTAGAGAGACACCTGTCTTAACAAATGAAAACTCTTCCATAAGAGTACCTAAAAACCTATGCGGCAAAAGGAACAGAATAGAGTGTAGGCTTCTTGAAGGTAGTAGTATCCCAGAGTGGGCTAAGTACTACTCATACTATGTAAAAGAAACCTCCGTAGAGTATTATACTCTAGCTATGGACAGGTGGTATGACGCTTTTGATGGAAACATATGGCTTTCATTCCCTTCTTCGGATAGAAACAAAGTTGACGAAGAGACGTTTTTAGAACTTAAAAAATCCCATGGAGAATCTAAAGCTGTTTTAGAAAAAGCCAGGTATAAAGTTTTAGCTATAGAGAGTGAAGCCCCAGACTTTATTAAAATTGAGAAAAAGAGTTTAGGGCGTTTATACAACACGGCGGATAGCATTGGATCCCCAAACTTTGGTTTTCCTGTTATAGATGGCCAACTTATAACTATTGAAGGCACCGCTTTTGAAAATATTTTTGGAACGGATTTTTTACTTGACACACCTGATAGCTTAAGTTTAATTTTATATGGAGCTAATCAGCAGTCTAAAGAGTATGTTGTTGGAGCTGTGACCCAAGAAGGGGGTTTATATAGAATACAAATAGCTGATAAGTTTGGGGTTGATATCTCTTTTACTAGTACTAATAATTCATACTCTGGTGCAATTGATGACTTGAGTTTTGCTTTATTTGAGGGGGTGGTTAAAAATAAACCTGAGTTTGACGGTAGGTTTTTTGTTAAAATATTTAAAGACGCCGTCTTACAGAACAACATCCTTAATAGCAGTGCGCCAGAAAACTGGGTTGTAGATAAAGAGTACCAAGTTAAGTATCTTCACAATAACGGATACGCTTACACAAATCAACAACTTCCATCCCATGCATTAGGTAATTATCATTTAGGAGGGACGAGCACAAATTTTTACGCAGGTACTGCTTACGACACAGGTCACCCAACAGAAAACAATTATCAAACAACCGATAGCGACGGGGTTTACTACTGGGGTGGAGGAAGTGAAACAAGTGGTAACGCTTGGGGTGTGAAAGCTAGTGACTTAAATGGTAACCCTGTAGGGGCTATTCACGAACAATCAAACACTTACGGAGGAAATGCATTCGAGTTTTGGGAGGGTATAGCAAATGATGACAAAAGATGTTTATTTATTGATCATGGAACAGCTTACAGCTGGAATGGGCGGCGCACAAATCAACCAGGAAGATATGGGTTAGACGAATTTACTGGACAGTTTTGGGAAAATTATACCCAACAAACCGCAGCAGATGCAGCAGATGTTGGCTTTGTGGGTGGAGTCGATGGTGCTGGGGTCCTGGGCAATATGAGGCACTTTAGAGGGCAACCTAGTCGAGGTATTTGGCACTATAATGGAAACTGCTTTATGGACGTGTCGTGGACTAGAATGCACGGTGACTACCCTAGCGTTACAAATAGCGATGGAGACCTTACCCTTGAGACTACGCTTGAAGGTTCTGCCGAGCAAGCTCCCGCTTTTTTTGGTGACGCATGGGCCTTTGTTAAAGCGCTTGTTACTCCTGGAACTAGGTTTAGATTTAAGAGAGATCCAGATCAAAGCGCTATATATGAAGTTGGCGAGGAGCCGCACCCTACAGCAGGTATAGGTTATTTATTCAGTGATGAAAATACTGTACTAGCTGGAGATGGAACAGGCGGCACGTGGAATACCGTAGCATATGGGGAAACTCAAAATACGCAGCTTGGGTACGCTAACGAACATATATACTACAACACTGCTGGAGTCCCAACAAGTATATATACTGGGGCTTATGGTATTAGGAATTTTGTGAAACCAAACTTCAACCATTGGCAAATGGACCCGAGAAACGTCCGCCAGCGGTGGACTATAAACGTTCACGATGGAACAGCCGAGAGGAACGGTATAGGCTATCATAGGGATGGTCCTAGTGGATATAGCCCTGTAAAAGGAACAAAATCTGGTCTAAATGGTGGTCCATTGCATAGCGATAGTGAATATAGAAGAGCTATACGCCATGATGCAGGTGGAGGAAGTGGAGACGAGGACAAAAAGCACGACACCATACAAATAATGGTGCCTTTCTTTAGTACGACTGGACCAGACGCGGGTAACTTTACAGAGAAACCAGCTGTTTGGGAGACCGAGCCTAAGGAGAGCGTTGACCTAGATATATACTACCAAGCTAGTGGTTTAATACCCCTAGATCTTAATATAAAAACTAATGAAGAGTTATTACCTATAGGGTCTACTTTCTTTTTATCTGCACAAGACGGTAGCGTTGTAGGCGAAAACGCAGTTGATCTTGGCAATAATAAGTTCACGATAACAGAGTGGGATAAATACAATAGAATTAAGTTCACCCCGGCTATTCCAGAGTACTACAAGGTAGATGAAAATCAATTAGTTAGATTCACAAAGCGAGATAATTACTCTTTACATTTAAAGCTACAAGGGAACATTCAAGGGGGTGGGTCAGCAAGCCCCACGGACAGCCTTTACGTTAAAGGTAATAGATCATTTCAAGAGCAATCAATTCATAATCGAGGTCATATATTAGACTGGAATAACTGCTGGTCGTTTGGAAATGGAGTAGAATCAGATAGAATACGCGACGACTACAACGCTCCTCAAATGGATAATGGTGTTAAAGCCTCTACGGTTATAGCAGAGCCGGTTCGTGAAGAGAAAAGAAAGCACGGCCTTATATGGTCTGGTATATACAACTCTACGACAGGAATTAACAACACTAACCAGTTTATAATGGCAGAGGCTATAACTAAGGATTTAAACCCTAGTTATGGCAGTATACAAGCGCTGCTAAATAGAGATACTAGACTAATGATGTTCTGCGAGGATAAAATCCTACGAGCTCAAACAAACAAAGACGCACTGTACAACGCGGATGGTAAACCGCAAATTGTAGCTAGTAACGCCGTTGTTGGAGATGTAACCCCGTATCAAGGTGATTACGGTATATCTACAAACCCTGAGTCTATGGTGGCCACACCGTATCAAGTGTACTTTACTGACGCTGTGCGTGGGCAGGTTCTTGCTATATCCGGAGAGGGTGTGAGATCTATATCCGACATAGGCATGAGGAACTATTTTCTAGAGGAGATGAATAAATATGTGTGGAGAGCACTAGGTACTCATGACGAAAGAAAAAATGAATACAACTTAACTATATCTAAAAAGTTTAGGGAAAACCAAGAGGTACCACATGGTACTACAGAGGGAACAACTGGAACTACTATCTCATATAGCGAAAGATCTAAAGGATGGGTTAGTTTTAAATCATTTATACCACAAAATGGTTTAAGCGCAAATAACGATTACTACACCTTTGATAAAGGGCACATATATAAGCACCACGACACCAGTGTAGATAAAAACAATTTCTATGGCTTGGCAAATCTCTCAAGCATAACCACGTTGTTTAATGGTTCGCCTAATGCAGTAAAAAACTTTGCAACAATAAATTACGAAGGATCGCAAGCTAAAGTTACAGAGTTTGACAGTCAAACAATTGAGTACTACAATAATAACTACAGCGCTAGCGGTAGCGGCGAGTCAAATGGATTAACGACTGCAGCAAGCCAAAATGACGGTGAGTATTTTAATCTTAGCGACAAAAAAGGTTGGTTTGTAGATAACATAACGACAAACCTACAGGTATGTAGAAAGCTTTTATTTATAGAAAAAGAAGGTAAGTGGTTTGCAACTATTGTTGGGGGTGATCATACGCCTGACGGTATCTCTCACTCGCCCTATAATTTGCTCTCTGACATACCTACAAATAATAAAGGTGAATCTACAGTACAAGGTATAGGTCTCGCTAATATTACGCACAGCGGTAGCGCTGGTAATCCTGAAAATCAAATAACTTTAACTGTAGCTAATAACATAGGTACAGTGTGGGACACCGCAGATACCCTTGCTACTGAAAACAGCCGATGGGTGTGTAGCACAGCTTCGTTACAGAGAGTAGCGGGAGCAACTATTATAAGCACTGACAAAGTAAACCTAACGGTATCTCCTGTTATAAATGGGGTGAACTCAAATTTCCCACTTTACGCGGCTAATTTACTTATACAAAATGCAACGGCAACTATAGACAACACCGGAGCTAATCCAGTGTATGTATATACTACAGACGCTGACACATACGTTACAGACACAGGTGGCGCAGATTGGGAAGATATAGAGGAAATTAGATTTAATGACCTCGGCACTCCTGGAGACCCTAACAACACAGTTAATGTTACGGTTCAGTTCAAGGCTGGCAGAGCCTGGCCGGCCACGTCTCTAACCTACTACATAGATATAGATGACGCGGCAGGAGTATCCGAGGTTCCAACTAGAAAAACTTGCTTGCTATCTAGGTACGCACGTTACGAAGGTCTTCAAGCGGCTCCTGTGGTTGCAAATATTGCTGGTAACGATATACTAGAAACCGTGCCTATTGCTAGTGGTGTAGTTAACGGTGCTGGTGAGGTTGGACCTACAAACAAACATACTGGTACAGTTCCTGGCACTGGAACAAGTGAAGTGGGTAGAGTTACATTTGCGCGAACTAGTCCTCAGTACTATGGAAACGTTAGCGTTAAGTGGGATAATTTAGGTGCGTACGAAAACTACTACACTTCTTCTGTAGATGAAACATTTACGGGTGGAGTGAAAACTGGGTTTACTGTAAGACTTTTTTACACGCCTCCACAGGAAGGTGAGTTAATGGTTGACCCAGAAGATTTCTGTAGTTTAGATCATAGAGCTACTATAGTTTACGACCTAATAACCCCTGACTTACCTCCTGGTGAAGGACCAGACGGTACAGACTCTGGCATGATTTGGAAAGTAACTGCTTTTAATGGATCTAACAACGTAGGGTACAATAATGATAATAGCGCAGGTGGTTCGTTAGTGCCTTGGCCGTCAGGTCCTTGGATACCTAGCCAAGGTGGCATCGCAACCGTAATAGTTACTGGTGACAGCGGATCAAACTACAACCTGCATATACAAAAGAAAACAAGTGTAGACAGTGACACCACAGCTAGCACGAATGGCTACTACAATCCTGAAACGGCGGCGTTTCAAACAGCTCCTGTATCTATTCCAGGTACCATACCGGCCTCAGGGACATACTCCCACAGCATAAGTATTCCATCTGCAACGGCAAATACTAGGTATGACGTAACTGTAGACGGTGGTCCTTTTAATGGTGTTCTAACAACATTAGGTGAACCTTGCCCTACTCAACCAGGAGACTTAATGATACCTCAAAACGGTATATACACTGTGGCTATAGATACAGAAGGTATTGACCACGAGGGCAACGTCATTGTTGCTGACTCATTCATAAAACCAGTTGGATTTGGTGGTTCTAATATATTCACTAAAACATGTATGAACCTACAAGGGATCCATGCTATAGGTAGCACTAGGCTAATATTAAAGTCTGTACCTAGAAACCTTAGAACCGGATCATACGTTGTAAATCCTTTTGGTCAGACTCTTTCGACTTTTAATGCTATACAGCATTTAACTACTGTAACGGCCGTTAACGGCAATGTGGTTACTATAGACAAAGCTACTCAAGTGGCTCTTGCAGATGATGACCAAATATGCTTCTTATCTAACAACGCATCTGTTAAACCTTTTGAAGTGCAAGTTACCAAAGGTGGTAGTGAGGCTGATATTACAGCTATAAAAACTAGTGTTACATGGGAGGACACGGTTGGAGGTCTTAACACAAATCGCGGGTACCAAGTTAATGGGACACCCACAGATTCAAGGACAATCCCCGTAACCCCAAACACACGAGGTCTTTATGTTGGGATGAAAGTAACGAGTCCAGGTAGAATAACAAATGCAGCTGGGGGAGACTTTACTTTTATAACCGAAATTGGTAGCCTTAATGAAATCACTTTAGAGGATACCCAAACTCTAGCAAACGACACTAACTTAACGTTCTCAAGCGGGGACGGAAGTGGAAGCGCGGTCGCTGTAACTGTTCAAGAAGATGTAAGACTTCTTCATATACAAGCCTATATGAAAGTCGCGGGAAGCGTGGCTAAAATACAAGGCTATCTTAGGGTCGACAGCGTGCTAGGCAATTCTACAATACAAATTTATTCAGACGCTATTTTAAACCAATAACATGGCATACGCAACACTAACTTTCGGAGCTCCTATAAACGCATCTTGCCAAGTAGGTGATATAGCTTATTATGTCACTGTTACAACTCAAGACGGATTTGACACTGGGTTTACCGATGACGGCACAAGCAACGGTATAGTAAAAATAGGTGATATAAGAGAAATCAACAATCCAAATGGAGCCGCGCCTACAATGAAAGTTGAAACAACCTTAGGGTTTGATGAGTTAAACGGGCAAAACGGTAAGTTTATAATGTTCACTAAAGATACCAGAGCGAACTTGAGTTCGCCGCTTGGTTATTATGCTAGTGTAAAGCTTGTTAATGACTCTAAAACTGAGGCTGAATTGTTTAGCGTTAGCATGGAGGCTTACGATAGTAGTAAATAAACATGTATAAGTGTGACTATATTAGTATAATATAATTTAATTAAGCGCACGCATGGGGGATATTAGCGACCAAACAAAAAGTAGCTTAGTAACTACTACTTATACTCTAGAGGACATAGACAGGATTGAAGATTTTAGGGACTCTATTATTGACTTTGAAAAACAACTGTCAAATATTGAAGGGTCTTATGGGGACGCTAATAAACCAGGTCAAGAAAAAGTGGCTAATGAGATAAACACTTTGACTCATACTTTTGCTGGTGGTTGTTATGTTAGAGAAATAAACATGCCAAAGGGTCAACTGATGACTACTGGTATACATAAGAAGGAGCATCCATTTTTTGTACTAAAAGGTGATGTGTCTGTTCTAACAGACTCGGGTATAGTAAGAATTGTGGCGCCGTACAGCGGTGTAACTAAACCAGGGACTAAGAGACTTATATATATAAACGAAGACACTATTTGGGCAACTGTACATGCCACTGATAAGGAGACAGTTGAGGAAGTTATTCCTGATATAATAGCGAAAGACTTTAGCGATCCTGAAGTCAGTCTTGAAAAAGCTAGAGAGATGTTAAGAATTGAATCAGATAAATCATGAGTTTTGTAGCAGTAGCTGTAGTTGGTACAGCGGTAACCGTGGCGGGCGCTACGGCTAAAGCCGTGGATGGGGCTATACAAGCTAAAAAAGCTAAAGAAGCCGCTGAAGTGGCTCAAATAGAATTAGACAAGCAAAAGAAAAACTTTGCAAATCTAGATACTAGTAACCCATACCTAAATCTAGAGAACACCGCAGAGGATCTAACTGTGAATACCCAGCAGGCTGAATTTCAAAAACAGCAGAGTATGCAAAACCAAGCTAATATAATGGATCAGATGCGTGGTGCAGCTGGTGGTTCTGGTATAGCAGCTCTAGCTCAAACGTTAGCTAATCAAGGTTCTTTGGATGCTCAAAAAGCATCGGCTTCTATAGGTCAACAAGAGGCTCAAAACCAAAAGCTCGAACGTGCAGAGGCTGGTAAGATACAAGCAGCAGAGCGTAAAGGTGAATTAATAAGTAGGCAGGCTGTGCATGGTAAAGTAACCGGTCTAATGGGTATGGCAGCGGATGACGTTTCAAACGCTAAGCAAGCTAGAGCCGCAGCTCAAGAAAAAATGTACTCTGGTATTAGCGAAGTTGGAGGTTCTCTTACAAACCTTGCAGCGGCAGGCGTTGGTGGTGGTGGTGGTGGTGACATGAAGGCTTTAGAGTCCATTGACCCAACGTTGATTGAGCAAGACGAAGCGCTAAAATTAGAAAACAGAGGTCTTATGTTACCTAAGGGAAATTAAGCAAAATGGCAGATACAGCAATGGGATTAGATTATAGTTTATCAGGTGATACACTAAACCGCATTAAAAATGCTGGGGTAACTAGAGTACCAGAAACAGGGATAGGTGAAGCTATTTCAGGTATAGGGGAGACTATAACTGATTACGCTACAGAAGGTCAAGACGCAATGGCTGGGTGGGACGAAGGTTTCGCCATACAAGGTGATAGAGGGTCATGGGCTTCGGGTGAATTATTTGATCAGTTTCAGGAAATGGAAGCCGGGTATAAAGAAGAGTTTTTACAGGCTGTAAAAAGAAGAGATGAGCCAGCGAAAGCTAGGCTACTCAAAGATCAAGGCGATAGATCATCTTCAATACAAGGGTGGAATGATGTTATGGCAACAGCAAAACAAATCAACGACGGAGTTGGATGGGGGTCAGGTTTAGGTGACGAGGATAAGTATGTGCTAGGTGTTTTATCTAGAAATGACGGAGCTGCACGGGTCCGTATGGGGGATAGAGGCGAAATGGTGTTTGATATTCCGCTACAGAATGGTACTATTAGAACTTTAACTAGAAGAGAGGTGGATAAAATGGTTGCGAAAGGTACAAACGACTATGAGTCAGAGTTATCTTTTATGGAGAACAACGATGCTTTAACTAAAGCTGGTCTAAACGGGGATTTATTTAATTTTGGTACTCAAAAAAGAAGGAACCGTATATCTCTAACTCCAGATAAACTTCCGAATTTAATGAATCAAGATTATGGAGGTGGATCTTTTAGAGAGCACATCAAAGATCACCCAGACTTTCAAGGTCATATTTTACTAGACGGTCATGAGGACTCGAATAATGATGGTGTTATAAACCTACATGATCTATCTGCAGATGAAATGGACCTACTCATTGATGAGATGGAGAAAACACCGGAAATAGCTAAAGACTACGTGTCTGATTGGATGACGCTAATTCAACAAAGGGCATGGCAAACTGGACATGATGAGAAACTTAGAAGAGATGAAGAGCAACTTAGAAGCACTAGGTCAACTAGCACGACAAAGTTAACGGCTGAAGAGAGAAACCTCAACCGGGCTGAGAGAGATCGATTGAAGAAGATACAGGAAAGAAGTCAAAACATAACAATAAATGGCAAAGGTTTTGGGCGTGTTGATCAATATTACTTAGATGACGCGGGGTTTTGGCGAAATAAAAAAATACAGATGCCTGATGGGTCTGATGCTAAAATTAGGGATATGAAACTTGACGAGCTTGGAGTTGATGTAGACGTGTTTGAAGCTGAGCTAAGAAGACTACAGATTGGCGGTGCAAATACATCTTCAGCAGCTAGTGATCTAATAAACGATACGCGAGACCTATACTCATGAACGATACAGAACTAGAGCAGATTGTTCAAAAGATGATTGACGCTAACAGGCCTAGACATGAGATTTCGGCTTATATAAATCAGTACGATGCCGACATGGCGAGTGAAGCAGCGGGTACACCTACACTGGAAAATCAAGTTGAGCCGCTTGAAGTAGAAACAGAACCGACCGCTGAAGAAAAGGCTGAAAAAGAAAGAAAAGCAACCGCTAAAAGTTATATATCTAGCGCTATAGATTTAACTAAAAACAAAACTCTTGGTGGGACAATTTTTGATGCGGAAGAAACACTAACGCCGCAACTAAAAAACATATTACAAGCTATAGATCCTAAGTGGGAGGTAGAGCAGGGAACAGGAGGCAATTGGCTTGGTATTACGGATGTTGAGGGTTCTGGAGATTGGTTTAATCCAAATAACATCACTCTTACAAACCCAAATGGAATAAAAAGAAATTTTGCTATAACTGATCAAGAGGTTCTAAAAGAGGAGATATCTTCTTTTATGATTGAAAACCCTAAGCAATCTGCGTCTAAAATAAAACAGGAAGAAAATCTTAAGGAAGAGTTAGCTACAGCTTTCAACGACAACCCGTCATTGTACGGTGAGATGTTAGATCCTTCTAAAATGACTTTATCAGATAAAAGAGCTTATGAAAGTGATCCAACTGAATATTTAAGAGAAAGAGTTAGAGACCACGTTGGAGGTTTTGGATGGTTTGGGTTTGGTGGTGAAAGAGCAGAAGAGTATAACGAGCTAGGTAACGCTGATATAAACAAAATTGTAGATGATGTTTTTAATCTTAACCTTCAGCAAGAGTTGACCAATAGAAGAGCCGTACTTAGAGACAACAGTGACGAGGCTACTTACGTTGAGGGTGGTGGCACTTCAAGAGATTGGCACGATAAGGATAGAGCTGGAGCTATAGCTACATACGCAGGTAAAAACCTTGAGATAGCTGAGCTTGTAGAGGATTTAAACCATGGAGGTTTAAACGAAGCTGATTGGAAAGCTAAACATAAAAAGTATAAAGATCTTAAAGAAAAAATAGGTAAAACCTATGGTGTTATAGACCTGTATACTGGTAAGCAGATACACACGGACAACTTAACTCAAGCCCAAGAGTTAGCGAATAAACTTGGGCCTCAAGCGTCTGTCCTAGATACTGATAGCGCAGAAACGCAATATGAAGGTTTGGATATTGATGACCTACAGTTGGAGTATGAAAGAAGTGTACTAGAGTTGAGTGGTTTCAATAATGAGATCAAGAACACTATGCTTGAGTTTAACAATAAGGACGCTCTTGGTTACGACTTTGATTACACTGATGATGCTATTTTAAAACCTATGTCTATTGCCGACTATATGAAGCAGATGTGGGGTTACGGTGGTATGCAAGGAGCTATGAACAACCCGGTTAACTATATCCCTAAAGGTTTTACCGAGGATGAGTGGAAAGCAAGGTTAGCCAACTATAGACAACAGCAAATAGACTTCACTACGGATAATGCCGCCTTGCAGAGGATGTACCTTCTTAACGAAGGTATTATGGATGAGGATATGACTGTGCTTAATCAAGTTCATACAGCGGGTAAGTCGTTTTTAACACCTTTTGTAGGTGCATCCGAAGCACAAAGAATATTTGGATCTAC